TAGGTGCACAAGGAACCGCTGGTGCTCAAGGCGCACAGGGTTCAGTAGGAACTCAAGGAACTCAGGGAACCGATGGAACTCAGGGAACCGAAGGCTCACAAGGTACACAAGGCACTCAGGGTGTAGACGGAATTCAAGGAACTGAAGGTGCACAAGGAACTGAAGGAGCCCAAGGAACTGTTGGTTCTCAAGGTACTCAAGGAACCGATGGTACTCAAGGAACATTAGGCTCTCAAGGAACTCAAGGAACTCAAGGCACAATTGGTGCACAAGGAACTGTCGGTGCTCAAGGTACTGAAGGAACTCAGGGAACTGAAGGTGCACAAGGCACCGAAGGTGCTCAGGGTACTCAAGGCACTGAAGGTGCTCAAGGAACTGAAGGTGCTCAAGGTACAGAGGGTGCACAGGGAACTGTTGGTTCACAGGGAACCCAAGGAACTGTTGGTGCACAGGGTATTGAAGGACAACAGGGAACTGTTGGTTCACAAGGAACTCAGGGCGTACAAGGTACCTCTGGTCTTGATGGAGATAGGTACTCCACAACATCTACAACATCTTTCACATTAGCAAACAACGGATCTCAAACAATTACTGTTGCAGATCTAGCAGTTGACTACTCTGTAGGACAAGACATCACTGTCGCCTACGATGTAAGCAACATCCAATACGGTACCGTCTCAAGTTACAACTCTGGTACTGGCGCTCTCGTATTTACTAAGACTAAGCATGTTGGTTCTGGAACATATGCAGTATGGTCAGTAAACCTATCTGGTGCTGTCGGAGTTGCTGGTGCACAAGGTACAACTGGAGCCCAGGGTACAGAGGGTGCTCAAGGTACCTCTGGACAACTTGGAACCTATGCAGAGACTATAACTCCAGTAAGTCCGTACTCTGCAACATCCTTTAATATCGATCACAATCTAAATACCACAGATATTCTTGTAACTGTCTGGGATATTACAACTGCACAAGAGGTAGTAACAGATATTACAAAGTCAAGTGTTAACCGAGTTGCAATTGGATTCGCAGTTGCTCCTGCTTCAGGTGAGACATATAGAGTAGTAGTTAAAGCCTAACAAATGAGCAAAAGAGCCCTCGTACCTATTAACGTACTTGCCGTAGGCACAACGCCTACTGGCAGGTACGCTGGTGACATCTATTACAATACAACTGAAAAAAACTTGTTTGTATTTGATGGTGCACAGTGGTTTGAGATAGTTACAAATGCTGCGGCAGATATACTAGAAGGCGGAGATGAGGCTGGTGGTAGTGATACTTACACAGCAACGATTGACGGTGGAAATGAAGCAGATGGATCAGATGTATATGCCCTTACTTATGATGGTGGAGGAGTAAATTAATGTCATCAGTACGAATTCAAATACGACGAGGAACCACAGGTCAATGGACCACAAGTAATCCTACCCTTAATCCTGGAGAGATCGGTTACGACATCTCTTTAAATAAATTTAAGATCGGTGATGGAACTACAGCCTACGGTTCTCTTCCATACTTTGTTGATGAAGATGCTATTGCATTGTTAATTTCTGGATCAGCATTAAGCACTACAGATGATCTTTCTGAAGGAACAGTAAATAAATACGCTTCAATTCAAAGAGTTCATACCGCTATTAATAGTGGAACTCAAACAGGAATTCAATTTGTATATAATGCTGGAGCACAAACAATAGATGCAACTGTTACTCAAGTGCAAGGTACTACTGGTGCACAGGGAACTGTCGGTGCTCAAGGCGTTCAAGGTACACAAGGATTGCAAGGACCAGAAGGAACCCAAGGAACACAGGGAACCCAAGGAACACAGGGAACCCAAGGCACACAGGGAACTCAAGGTACTCTTGGAGAGACTGGTGCTCAGGGAACACAAGGCACCCAGGGAACTCAGGGTGTGCAGGGAACACAAGGCACACAAGGCACACAAGGATTAGACGGTGTTCAAGGAACTGTTGGTGCTCAGGGCATACAAGGAACCCAAGGAGTACAAGGAACTGGCGGTATACAGGGTACACAGGGAACTGTTGGTAGTTTTGGTGGCGCAACTTTTGATTACACCTTCTCTACAAATACAACAAATGCCGATCCAGGAACTGGAGTTATTCGTTTTAACGCATCTCCAACATCTGCTACTGCAATGTATATTGATGCAAGTAATGATGATTCGACAGATATTTCTTCATTCTTACAGACCATTGATGATTCAACCTCAACAATTAAAGGTCACTTCCGTGTATCTAAAAAATTAGATACAAGTGTATTTAAACTTTACACAATCTCATCTTTAACAGACAACACTGGATGGTTTACTGTTAATGGTTCTTACGTATCTGGAAATGGAACTCTTTCAGATTCAGATGATGTATTAATTACCTTTGCTCGTACTGGTGATGTTGGAGCCCAGGGTACACAAGGAACTGATGGAGCCCAAGGCATACAAGGAACTCAAGGCGTACAGGGCGTACAAGGTCTTGAAGGATTTGTTGGTTCAAACGGTGCTCAAGGAACTCAAGGCGTACAGGGCGTTCAAGGAACCCAAGGCACACAGGGAACTCTTGGTACACAAGGTACTCAAGGAACTCTTGGTGCTCAAGGTACTCAAGGACAAGTTTCTGCAGATCCAACAACCACAGTGTTGTTATACGGCGGTATGTAACTAAAGTAGTTCTGTACTACCGTTATGTATTTGACTGTATTGCGCTGCTTCTAATAAAAACTTTATAGGTCTATATACCTGTGGTTTTACTGTAAAAGTATTAAACCGCATCTGGTTTTCTTCTTGTTTCATTCTAAAATTAAAAATATACCAATCTATAGGGCAATTAATTCCTCTTGATTCAATATCAGCAATTGCTTTTTCTGCTCCTCGCCTACTGACAGCATACCCAGCACAAGACCATTGCTGATAAGACTTGCAAACATACTCTTCACCAATATCGTGGTCATTTTGATTGTACGCAAATAAAGAATCATCAGGAACAAAGAATGAAAAGAAATCCCATATAGGCATGAGTTCTCCCATATATAAAGTTGCAACATTCTTAAAGTTTGAACTTAATGTAATATCATCTTCAAAAAGTATAAGTACACTTTTATCCGACTCTAAAAATTTCTTATATGCCAAGTAAGTACTTGCCCAAACTCCCACAACACCAGAACTTGGAGGAAAGGTCTCTCCTGGCTTACAGAAGTCAGTTACGGTGTTTACTTTAAACTCTGGTGTCTTATCTGTAAACTCCTTCGCCTTCTCTGCTGTATTTAAATATACAGTCTCAGAGCCAAGCCGTGGCAAGAATGACATAGATTTTAAAATGCCCTCGTAAGATTTGTTTCTTAATTCATTTCCAGTATCAGTATGAAAGACTTCAAAGCAGGCGTTATCTAACATCTTGACCTTCTGTTTGTAGATAGGCATTGTTTAATAAAGTCATTATAGATTGTTTTAATTGTGGTCTAAACATTGGTAAGAACATTGTTCCACCAAATCTAGGATTACTTTCAAATATAACTGGTTTACCATCACGAAGTTTAAAGTTTACATTTGCTGGACCACTGTAATTTGCCAGTTTAAATATCTTACGAAATATTTCAAGAACCTCTGGCTCTATAGTTATAGCCTTATTTGCAAAAGGTCCCATGTTTACCTTTCCATCTTTTGGTACTGGACCTTCAAAGGTACAATGCCAAAGTAGATCCCCATCTTTGCACATAACCTGCGTTACATACTCCGCATCTCCTTCTATGTACTCCTGTACAACGTAACGCTGTCCTTTAAAGCGATGATTATTTAGAGCCCACTCATATCTTTCTTGGTCCCAGATTAAGGCTACACCTACGCCTCCATACAAATCTAATCTTTTCATTATGAATGGAAACTCTGGGGTAGATGAAGTTACTTCTATAGTTTTTGGAAAGTACTCTTTTAAACCACTGCTTTCTAAAAAGTTATAAAACAAATCTTTGTTTTGAAAAGTATTTATAGTTTCTTTTGAAGAGACTAAGGTAAGGCATCCTGTTGGATGATTTAAATTGTTTTCTACCGATAGCGGTATTAATATGGACTTGTTGTAATTTTTACAAATTTCTTGTAAAGGGAAATCTAACTTATCAACCTCTATAACTTTCTCAATTGATGAGAAGCCTTCCCAAAAGGGAGAGTCTGTTCCAAGAGCCTCACGCCAAGTGGGCCATAATCCTTTCCCATAGATAACTACTAGCACTTCTCAATCCATACCTGATATCCAGATTCAATCATTGTGTACTCGCCTTTACAGAGATTAAGAACGCAATCCACGCCCCTCTTGGGCTCCCTGTACTCTCCTCCGCCGTAGTTCCAGAGGTAGTCATCAAATGCCATCACCCCACCTGATTCCAGGTGCCTGAAGCCATTCAAGCCATCCATAGCGGTCTGTAGGGCGGTGTGATCGCCATCTATGTATATGAAGTTATATGAACTAGCGCCCTTTAAGAAGAACTCATCACTAGTCATCTTGTGCTTTATAATTCTTCCATCCTTTGGGAATCTTGAATCGTAGTAAGCCTCTACTGAAACAAAATCTAAAGATTCATGGGCAACTTCTTCACTACCCTCCCAGGTATCCACATCATCTAGATATTCAATCTCTCGATTATTAAATAGCCACTGCGTAGCGTCTCCTGTGTAGGTGCCGATCTGCAGTGCACGAAGTGGAACACTTGGCACATGTCTAAAGTACTTCTCTACATCCTTAAACCAATTAGGAAACATTAGTTAAACAACTTTAGATTATTGAGGCAACTGCCTACATATTCTTGTGACATCTCGTACTCATCTAGTAGGTGATGAAATAGCGCTTTACTCTCATCTCTTCTACCAAGCCACCAACTAGCAACAGCCTTCTCAAATAATAGGCAGTAGGTGCCGTTGTAATCTACATATCCTGGAAGAGGTTGATTAAAGGCGTTTGTTGCAAACAGTAGCCCTAACTCTGCGTAGGTGTAACACTCCTGATACTCCTTATTCCGCTCTTTAATTCTGGCGAGAATGAAGTAGGCCTCTGGTCTGTTAGGTAGATAAGCAATGGCCTGCATTAAGTTATTGTAGACGGTGCGGTTCCTATCGCCTTGGGTACTCCAGCATAGGACCATCTTTAATAGTGATGTGTAAGTTATAAGTGGATGAGTCTTGTATCCATATTCAGCGGCTCGTAGATAGAAGCCAGCAGCGGATGCGTACTGCTTCTGTTCTTCATAGGCAGTTGCTAAATTAAAGTTACTCTCTACATCAGTTGGATTTTCAGCCAGTTTTAAAGTTAATTCTTTAACGTCCATAAGACATGGCCTCCGTAATCATTCCGTTCACAACTTTCTTAGGCACTTCAAGAACAAAGGCACAGTTATCTTGAACACCAAAACTTAATAATAATTTTCCTTTAAGTATTGCTGCTCCAACACAGAACTCAATAGGGGTATCTAAGAATGCGAATGGATTTGTTACGCCAACAAAGTTAAACTCTTTATCCCAGACAATCATGCGGTGTCTGTATGTTGAATCCTTTTGATTTAAATAATTCTTCCACAATCTAACTTCATGAGTAAACGCAATGTAATAATCACCCCAAGCAACGATGTTAGTACCACCACGTTGATCAGGAGAAATCGGCGGAGTTTCTTTTGTCAGTACCTGCTTAGACTGCGACTTATCAGGATCAGCCCAAACGACTTCGGTAGGCATAGCCCACTTAACAAAATGATACGGCATATCAAGGATAGGCATCCAATTCTTTTCACAGTAAGAATTAAAATCAACAGGAGGCGGGATACGAACTCGCTGCACCTCTGTGGCTGTCCAATTGGTTTTATCTAATTCGATCTTGGAGTACTCCATGCGACCTTGCCCATTGGGCGTGGTATCACGCCGTACCCCGATCAGGTAGTAGTTTCCATCCCATTGAGTGATGCGACAATCTTCTTCGCCAACAAACTCCCAGATAGGAGGAACATCAAAGCGAGAGTAATCGACCTTAGTAAAATTAATTAAGTTGTAATCTTTATCAAGGCGTCCTATGTAGTTAGTAGTAACTAGTCTTTGATCTTTCTCAGGGTGTAGATAGGAGAGCGGTCCCCAAGGACTAAAGAAGCGCTGATCTTTTTCTGAGTGATAGAGAGTGTAATTTACATGTCTAATATTTACTAAGATGTCGCCATCATCATCAATAAATATTGATGGATTCATTAAGCCCATACCCAAGGTATGAGAATGCGGTAGAATTAGGGGCGCTAATTTGCCCCCTTGAGAAACCGATTTGTGCACCAAATTCATAGGGACACTTTAGCCCACATACTATTGTTGTACCAACTAACCTATGCTTATCCCCTTCGAAGGAGCCTCATGCCAACAGCGTATAAAATTTTAGGCCAGGTAGCAACCGCTACTCTTGGCGCAACAACAGAGGGAACTCTATACACCTCAACTAGCGTTGAGACTGTAGTGTCTTCACTCGTTATCTGTAATCAAGCAGCATCTGCTGCGACCTATCGCATTGCAGTTCAACCATCTGCTGATGCTGCATCATCTGCCACAGCAAAGCACTTCATTGTTTATGGAGCAACTGTTGCTGCATCAGACACCACAGTACTAACTGTTGGTTTAACTCTAGCCGCTGGTGATCGTATTCGTGTATTTGGTTCATCTGCAACTATGTCCTTCTCTGCATACGGAAGCACAATCTCTTAAAACTAAGTTAGGATAATTAAGTGACTATCACTAACAGAGTCTCGCTAAAGAGTGTCATGGCGGGTAATACGCCTATCTCTGATGTCCCTGATGCACCGACTATTGGTACTGCTACAGGTGGCACAGAATCAGCAACTGTGACATACACCGCTGCTGCTACTGGTGGTGCTGTCACAACTTTTACTGCAACATCTACTCCTGGCTCTATTACTGGCACAGGTGCATCACCTATAACAGTAAGTGGATTAACGGGAGGTACGGCTTATACCTTTACAGTAAGCGGTGCTAATACAACAGGTACATCTCCTGCAAGTGCGGCTAGTAATAGTGTTACTCCTACTGCTCCTGCTGCAAGAGGTGTATTTGGTGCTGGCAACGCAACTGGTGGTTTAAATAATGATATGGAGTATGTAACTATCGCAACCACTGGTAATGCTACTTTCTTTGGAGATTTGTCTGTCACCAGGGGAGATGCAGGCGCTTGCGCTTCTTCTACTAGAGGTTTATTTATGGGTGGATATACTATGCCGAGTTATGTTGATTCAAATGTAATTGATTACATAACTATTGCAAGTACTGGTAACGCAACTGATTTTGGAGATTTAACCCAGAGTGTTTCGGGCGTACCTGCTTGTTTCAATAATAGTACTAGAGGTGTTAGGTCAGGTGGTTACGCAGGCTTTGAAACTAATACAATTGACTATGTAACTATTGCTACTACTGGTAACGCTACTGACTTTGGTGATTTAACTCTTGCTAAATACATTGCCGCTGGTGCATCTTCAACAACCAGAGGCTTAACTATGTCTGGTTATAGCGGTGGTGGTGCAGACAACACTATTGATTATGTAACCATTGCTACTACAGGAAACGCTATAGATTTTGGTGATGCTATTACTTCCAGATACTATACAAAAGGTGCTTCAAATAATACTAGGGCTGTATATGGTTCAGGACAATCCGCTCCTGGTGGTTTTACTCAAAATATGGAGTATGTAACTATTGCAACTACTGGTAACGCTACTTTGTTTGGAAATTACCAGTTAGCCGCTGGAACCTATAACGTTGCTGCTTGTTCTGATTCAACTCGTATAGTATGGGCGGGTGGGTCTAATGGAATTGCTGGTGGGCCTTACAATGATATAAGATATATAACCATTGCAACTACTGGTGATGCAAGTGATTTTGGAGACTTAACTCGAGTCTACTTTTCTGTTTCTGGACTTTCTAACGGTAATGGTGGTTTATAAAATGAAATTAATTAAGTACACGCTAACTCCTGAAGGAACTATCCCTGAGTACGTCACAGATGGTGGTTATCTTGCTGTTGCTAATAGTGGTGCATCACCACAGGATTGGGATCTAGTAGGAGTTGCTAATGATGATGCTGCCCAAGTAGGATTTGCTAACAAGGCAGCACTGACTACTTATGTTGAGAGTAAGGGCTTTGAGTTTAAAGATCCAATAACAGAAGAGATTATTCCAATATCTACTATAGTAGATAATATTTGGGCAAAGTTAGGTTAAAAAATGGCCAATATCAAGAGAGCAAATACATCAGGTATCACCAAGACTGGTACTGCTATCTCTGATGTTCCTGATGCGCCGACTATTGGTACTGCTACAGGTGGCACAGAATCAGCAACTGTGACATACACCGCTGCTGCCACTGGTGGTGCTGTTACAACTTTTACTGCAACATCTACTCCTGGATCTCTCACTGGCACAGGTGCATCACCTATAACAGTAAGTGGATTAACGGGAGGTACGGCTTATACCTTTACAGTAAGTGGGGCTAATTCAACAGGCACATCTCCTGCAAGTGCTGCTAGTGGTAGCGTTACTCCAGCAGCAGCCGTTAGAGGAGTATTTGGTGGGGGCAGTACCTTTGTCTCTGATATGAGTTATGTAACCATTGCAACAACTGGAACAAGATTAAGTTTCGGTAGTTTAACTGCTGGACGACGATACCTTAGCGGATGTGCTTCCTCTACTCGTGGTGTATTTGGTAGTGGTTACCAAGTAGATGTTCTTGACTATATAACAATTGCAACAACTGGAAATGCAACCTCTTTTGGAACTATGGTTGGTTATGAAATAGGCGGTTGCGGTTCTTCTACAAGAGGGCTTTTTTCAAATGTTTACTTTGTAGGTGGTAGTACAATTGGTTATATCACTATAGCAACTACAGGAAATGCTTTAGCCTTTGGTAACTTAACAGTTGCTCGAAGTGGTCAATCTGCTGCTACATCATCAACAACTCGTGGTGTATTTGGTGGAGGTTACTTTGGCTCAGGTGCTAGTAACGTAATTGACTATGTCACCATTGCAACCACGGGAAACGCAATAGACTTTGGAGATTTAACTCGTGCTCGTTCATGGGGAGCAGCGGTGGGTTCCTCTACAAGAGCAGTTTTTGTTGGAGGAAATGTAACTTCGGGTACTGATGATAATACCATATTAGATTATGTAACAATTGCATCTACAGGTAACGCAACGGATTTTGGAGATTTAACTTTTGGTGGAAGTTATAGAGCAGCCTGTTCTTCTACTACCGTTGGTTTAACTGGAGGAGGTTCGGGTGGTAGCAGTTCTATTTACGCTATAACAATTGCAACAACTGGAAATGCTACAAGTTTTGGTGATTCAATCCACACATCATTTGGTGCTGGTGGACTTTCTAATGGACATGGAGGATTATAAAATGAATGAAATAGAAATATCCCTTCCTAAGCAGTACTCACCTATGCTTAAAAAAATTGATGATGTTCTTCCATTGGCAAAATTAGACACTGAAAATTTTAATAAGTCATCTTCTCAATTTAAAGTATCCACTTTAGATGTAGTTGATTTAACACCAATCAATTCAGCAAAACATTTATTGGCAATAATTCAACAAACTAGACAAGCGTTAGAAGAGGCATCTATTAGATTACGCCGCAAGCAGGTGGAATTAAAACGCAAAGAGTTAGATTTAATGGCCTCTGAAGGAACAGACACCGATGAGTTAGTTATTGATATTGATGAACTCAAAATGAATATTAGTAATATTGAAGCCTCTGGAAGAGGAGCAGTTAGAAGACTTGCCAATGCTCTAGATCAGTATCAGGCTATCCTTATCGCACTAGGTAAGGACCATCTAACAGAGTTAGATTATGAAAAAGATCAGGCTCGTTATCATATTATGACTGCATTTAATCAAGCCCTAACCGCTGCTAGAGCCAGGGGTGGATTAATAGATGAAGGTAATCACATCTATTTATTCCAACTGGGTATCAACGGTGCGTTAGCACAACGAGAAGTCACCGCATTCTTAGAAGCCGAACAAGAAGCACTGAATAATAACATTGCTCCAAGTCATGAGGGTATAGTTGCATGGCTAAATATTGTTGCCGATAAGTTTGAAAAGGCTCCAGAACTTTATGCTGCTTCAAGAAATATGCAGGTACTAAATACAAACTTATTATTGGAGAACAAATGAAATTAATTAAATACGTATTAACTGCTCAAGGAACTATCCCTGAGTATGTTACAGATGGTGGTTATCTTGCCTGGAAAAATAGTGGTACTTGGCCTCAAGATTTAGATTTAATTGGTGTAGCCAATAATTCAGCAACTGAAGAAAGTTTTGCTAATAAAGCCGCACTACTAGCCTATGTCCAAGAAAAAGGTTTTAGATTTGAATTACCTCATACAGATGAAGTGATACCCTTAGAAACAATTGTTGATACTATTTGGGCAAAGTTAGGTTAGTACATGTCTATTCGTAGAGCGCAAGATGAGCGCATTGAAGGAACTCCTGATGGCTTAAATGCCGTCACGGAGATCTCTGACGTTCCTGATGCGCCGACTATTGGTACTGCAACTGCAGGAGTTGAATCAGCAACTGTAACTTATACTGCTGCTACTACTGGTGGTGCTGTTACAACTTTTACTGCAACATCTACTCCTGGCTCTGTTACTGGCACAGGTGCATCACCAATTACTGTTAGTGGATTAACTGGTGGTACTGCTTATACATTTACAGTAAGTGGCGCTAATTCAACAGGTACATCTCCTGCAAGTGCTGCTAGTAATAGTGTTACTCCTACTGAAGTAATTGCAGTTGACTACCTTCTTATTGCAGGTGGTGGAGGTGGCGGTCGATCCGTATCTGGTGGAACTTCTGGCGGGGGCGGTGGCGCTGGTGGCTTACGTTCAACAGTTTCTTCAACTGGTGGTGGTGGAGGTCTAGAAACTGTTTTTTCAGCAGTGCCTTCTACTAACTATTTAGTAATAGTTGGTGGTGGTGGAGGTGGTGCATCTACTAATAATAAGGGAGCCAATGGAACCGATACAGACTTTGGAGCAATTTCTGCACTAGGCGGCGGAGGTGGAGGTTCTGGTCAAACTGCCAACGTTACAGCAGGCAATGGTGGTTCTGGTGGAGGCATGGGCGGTAATGGTGGATCAAGAGGAACAGGAACTAGTGGTCAAGGTAGGAATGGTGGAACAGCAAATAGTGCATCATCTGCAGCAGGTGGCGGTGGTGCAGGTGCAGTTGGAAGCAATGCTGGAGCACCTGGCTCAGGCGGTGCTGGTGGAGCAGGTGTAGCAAATTCAATTACAGGCTCATCTGTAACTCGTGCTGGCGGTGGTGGTGGTGGAACTTATGCAAGCCAAGGATCTCCTTCTTCTGGAGGCTCAGGAGGAGGCGGTGCAGGTGGAAGTACTGGTGCTGGTGGCGATGGAACTATTAACACAGGCGGCGGTGGTGGTGGTGGCGGTGGCGGCAGTGGTTATGTTACTAATGGTGGTTCTGGTGGTTCTGGAGTTGTTATCCTTAAATATCCTGATACAAAAACAATTACAATTGGCGCAGGTTTAACTGGATCAACAGCAGCACCTTCTGGTGGATTTAAAGTTACAACTATTACTGCTGGTGCAGGAAATGTGAGTTGGGCATAATGGCGCATTACGCATTTTTAGAAAATAATATTGTTACTAAAGTTATAGTTGGAATTGATGAAACTGAATTAATAGAAGGATTATCTCCAGAAATTTGGTATGAAAACTTCCTTGGTAAAGTATGTAAAAGAACTTCTTACAACAACAAGATTAGAGGCATCTATGCAGGAATTGGGTATTCCTACAATGAAGAAGAAGATATTTTTATAGAACCACAACCATTCCCATCATGGATTAGGTCGGGTTCATTCTGGAATGCACCTATCCCTATGCCAACAGATGACAAACTTTACACTTGGGATGAAGAAACTCTATCTTGGGAAGAAGTCGCCCCTTAATACTTTTTTCTCAGAATTGATAGGGGATAATCCACACCATGCGTGGTTCTAAGGTCCAAGGACGATTTAAGATAGGGTTTGAGACCCTCTCTATGGATGAGGGCATGGTTGACGAACTCCGTGATCCTGTTGGAACTATTGTTAATTGGTGGACTTGGGATGATGCAGCCCTTGCTGCAGACTATGCAAATTATGTAGATCCAGTTTACGATGTATCAAATCAAGATCCTACTAAGGGTCGCAGATGGAATGACCCATTTGATCTGCCCGTAATTTTGGCGCAGTTAATGCGGGGTACAAACATAATGAATGAACGAGGATTCTACGTAGTAGATACTCTGCGCCTTGTTGTTTCTGTAGCAGATATAAATAGATTACTTCCTGCAATGATCACAGATCCAAACCAGCACATCAAAGACCGTGTCGTATTCCAGGATGAGGTATTTGTACCTACCAGAGTCTTACCTCGTGGAAGATACGCCGAACGTTACTCAGTAGTAACTATTGACTGTAACCTAGTAAGCCAGGAGGAGTTAGTCAACGATCCTCAGTTCCAAACCTACGCAAATTAATCGTGGGAAATTTTGAGGAGTTATTAGACCCATCCCTCTTTGAGTTTGATACAGTAGAATTAGATGACCAAGTAGAAGAGGAAGATGATGGCAACTAAAAAGGCTAAGGGTAAAGTAGAAAAGGTTATGAAGGAATATAAAGAAGGTAAACTTCATAGCGGTAAGAAGGGTCCTGGTAAAGGCCCAGTTGTTAAATCAAAGAAGCAAGCAGTTGCGATTGCAATGAGCGAAGCGGGAATGTCAAAGAAGAAAAAGAGTAAGTAATGCCAAGGCGACGTAGAGGAATTGGCGCAAGGGCTGGTAAGCAGCCTCAAAAGAATATTCAAACAAATGTCACTGAGAGCAAGTATGAGTCTGGTGGCGCAAAGTTAAAGAGAAAGAAGGGCGGCATAGTAAGAAGACCTAGAGCCCCTATCCGTTACAAGCACAAGAAATCGGTGACCTGATGGCAGATAAAAAGAAAGACGAGAAGCCAAAGACTTTAAAGGCTGGCGGTACTGAGCACGTTGTTAAGAAGAATAAAAAAGGCGACGTAATTGTAGATCACGCTGGAAATCAAGGGAAGTGGGATAAGATAAACCTAACCAAAAAAGGTGGATCTAAAACAGTTAAGCAGGGTGTCAAAGCGGTAAAGAGTTGGCACAAAAACAATCCTCACAGAAGTCAGGGACGATAATGGCAAAGCAAGGACCTTGTTGGGATGGCTACGTTCAAAAAGGTTTTAAAATTAAAAACGGAAAAAAAGTCCCTAACTGTGTTCCTGCTGGTAAGGTTAAGACTCATAAGAAAGAGAAAGCAAAGTAATGGCTGCTAAGAAACCAAAGTCTAAAGTTAATGAGGCTGGTAACTATACAAAACCAGGAAAACGTAAGGCTCTATTTAAAAAAATTAAGGCTGGCACTAAGGGCGGAGATCCTGGAGAGTGGTCAGCACGTAAGGCTCAACTACTTGCATCTGAGTATAAGAAGGCAGGCGGAGGTTATAAGAACTAAGATGGCTCTTGCAAAATCACAACAATCCCTGAAGAAGTGGGGCAATGAAAAATGGCGCACTTCAGATGGAAAAGAATCTAAAGGCAAAAAGCGTTACCTACCAGACAAAGCGTGGGACTCTCTTTCTCCTTCAGAGAAGGCTGCTACCAATCGTGCCAAAGCAAAAGGCAATAAGGCTGGTAAGCAGTTTGTAAAACAACCAAAAAAGATTGCTGCAAAAGCAGCAAAATATAGATAGACAGGAGAAAGACCATGTGTTCCACATGCGGATGCGGTATCAGAGACAAGTCTCACCCAAAGTACGGCAAGGGTCCAAATAAAGGTAAGATTAAAAAGAATGACATCAAGATGGCTAAGAAGAAGGACAAGAAGTAATGTGTGCTACCTGTGGCTGCATGAAGCCAAAAGACAAGCATGGCATGAAGACTCTAGCCGCTGCTAATAAGAAGTATGCTAAGAAGAAGACTGATAAGAAGAAGGACAAGAAATAATGGCCCTTAAATGCACCATGAAGAACTGCAAGTGCAAGTGTTCCACTTGCCAGAAAGGTTAACTAATGAAGAAGTCACTAACCCCTAAGCAGAAGAAGATTGCAGGAGCAGCGAAGCCTGTAGAGAAAATTACTGGCGCAGATTTTAAGGCGCTTAAAAAGAAGAAGAAGAAAGTAGTTTAATGAAGTACACCAAGGCCTCTGACAAGAAGCAGGATGCCAAGACCACAAAGGGATTGGATAAAGAAGAGAAGGCCAAGTTTGAAAAGATGGACAAGAAGCATCGCAAGCCTAAGTCCCAAGAGGATGACCGCAAGATGGATGTTGCTAATATAAAAAAGATTAAGGCTATGTCTAAGAAGCACGAAGCCAAAGAAGGTAAGAAAGGCGAGAAGGCTGAAGACAAGCGAGAAAAGAAAAAGAAGTAAGAGTTAAGCCCCGCAAGGGGCTTTTCTTCTTTATCATTACCTTATCAGAACACCGCTGCGGTGCCTGACTACAGTTCCCACTGGTTGCGATAAAGGGGTTATTTATTATGGCTTATAAGCCTTGGTACGAACAAGTTGCTGAGATGAACAATCAGCAA